AGAAACTTTTAAATCCATGAATGAAAATGCTTTAAAAAATCTTCAAGAAAAATTTACAAATATTTCAACTTCAATAAAAGAAGGTCTTAATGCTGGTATATCAGGATTTTCAAATGCTTTATCAAGAGCAATTATACTTGGAGAAGATTTAGGTAAATCATTTAAAAAAATGGTTGCAGATGCACTTGTTAATACATTAGCAATTTTAATTGAAATAATTATTAGAATGGGAATACAGAAATTATTAAATATTGATTTAGAAAAAGGCGAAGATAATAAATTAAAAAAAGCTAAAGCATTTACTAAGGAATTAAAAGTACAAGTAGCATTAGCAACTATATTAGCTTTCTTAACTGGTGGTGGTTCTATGAGTGGTGGTTTTTTAAGTACAAGTGGTGGTTCAATGAAAAGAGCATCAGGTGGTTCAGTACAAAAAGGACAACCATATTTAGTTGGCGAACAAGGTGCAGAATTATTTATACCAAACTCAACAGGACAAATAACACAATCAGCTAGAGGAACTGGTAATGGTGCAACTACAGTTAATTTTAATATATCTGCTCTTGATTCAAGAGGTGTAAAAGAATTATTAATAGATAATAGAGCAACAATTGTTAATGCAGTTAATTCAGCATTAAATGAAAAAGGCAAAGAGGCATTAGTATAATATGGCTGGACAATTTCCTACATCTCCTGCACCACAAAATGCTTCAATAGGTTCTGAACAAAATACTATTGTTTCTGTAACTACATCAGGTAGAGTTCAAACAAGACAGATTGATGGTCAAAAATTTACATTAACATTATCTTATCCACCAATGACAAGACAAAATTTTGCACCTATAAAAGCATTTATTATGAAACAAAGATCAAGATTAAATACATTTACAATTATTCCACCAGTTGTTTCTAATGCTCAAGGTGTTGCATCTGGTACAATAAGTGTTGATGGTAGTGTATCTGCTGGTGCTACTACTTGCACAATAGATGGAATGACAGTTAGCACAAATGGAATATTAAAAGCTGGAGATTATTTTAGATTTAGTGGTGCTGACAAAGTATATATGGCTGTAGAAGATTTAGATGCTGATGGAACTGGTTCTGGCACACTTACATTTGAGCCACCTTTAAGAACTGCTGTTACAGATGATACTGCGTTGGTTTATGATAATGTTGATTTTACTGTAAGACTTAGAAATGATGTTCAAGAATATTCTTTTGTAACTAATAATTTATATAAATACGAAATAGATTTAATAGAAAATCTATAATGAAAAAATATAAGATAACTCATAAAATAAATGCTGATTTTGTTGCTGAAATTATTGTAAATGAAGATGAAATTAATATTCAAACTAACGATCTAAAAGAATATAAGAAACCTAATAGCAAATTTGAATATACTATGTTAAAAGGTACAGAAAGTGTAACCCAAACAATATACGAAGAATATGACGAGAAACTTAACAACAGCAGTAAAGAATGAACTCGAAACAGATAGCTTACAGCCTATTACTCTCGTTTATATTAATGTAGGTTCAGGATATAGATTTACCGATCATTATAAAAATATTACTTTTAACTCTAATACCTATTTAGCATCATCATTATTTTTAAAAGTATCTAGTGTAAAAGAATCATCAGAAATTGATGTGGGTAATATTACCTTATCTTTTACTGGTGCAGATCAAACTATTATTTCTTTATTCTTATCCAATCAATATATGGAAAAAGAAGCTGAAGTTCATAAAGGCTTTATAGATACTAATGAGAACTTAATTGCTGACCCTTTTTTAATTTTTAAAGGTAGAATAGAATCATTTAATATTGACGAAACAATAGATCAATCTAATGCTAATATTGTAGTTGCTTCTCATTGGTCAGATTTTAGCAAAATAGAGGGTAGAAAAACAAACACTAATTCACAACAATTACATTTTTCAGATGACTTAGGTTTTGAATTTGCATCACAAACAGTTCAAGATATTAAATGGGGTAGAGTATAATGGAAGAAGTAATTAATCTATTTAAAAAGTTTGATCGTTATAAAAATAAAACAGATGAAGAATTAAAGTATTACCTAGAGCCTTCAATTAAACTAAATCAATTTAAAAAATTTTATGAAAATAATCAATTAATAGGATTTGTTAATTGGGCATATATCCATGAACTTGTTGAAAAAAGATTTAAACAAACAGGCAAGATTAAATCTAACGAATGGAAATCTGGTAATAATTTATGGTTAATAGAAATTGTATCTTTAAAAAATACCTTTAAAATGATGCGTTGGGTTTATCATTATTTTAAAAAACAATTAAAAGTAGATCATTGTATTAATTGGTTAAGAGTAGATAGTGATATTTATAGAATAGGTAAAAAATTTAAAAGGAGTTTTCACTAATGGGTGGTGTAGTTGATGCTGTTGTAAATATTGTAAGTAGTTTTATTGGCTGGTTAATTCCTGTTCCTGAAATACCAGATTTTGAAACTCCACAAGAAGAAAAAGGTGTTTTAATAAATAAACAATCTAATATTGCACAAATTCCAGTAGTATATGGAAGAAGACAAATTGGAATCACTAGAGTATTTTTAGAAACTTCAGGAAGTGATAATGAATATTTATACATGGCTGGAGTTCTTTGTGAAGGAGAAATACAAGAGATTGAACAAATCTTTATAGATGATAAAAGAGTTATTTTTGATGGAGACTTAGATCATGGAGTAGCAAGAGAAGTTTCAGGCGGAGATGCTAATTTTTATAAAGATAGTTCGCATATTCAAGTTCAAGCATTTTATGGATTAGACGATCAAGTTGCATCATCAGTTTTATTAAATTCTACTAATTGGTCATCTAATCATAGATTAAGAGGAGTTTGTTATTTAGCTTTTAGATTTAAATGGAATCAAGATATTTTTAGTTCTATTCCACAAGTTAAAGTAACATTAAAAGGTAAAAAGGTTTATGACCCTAGAGATGCTACTACAAAATACACACCTAATGCTTCTTTAGTATTATTAGATTATTTAAGAAATACTAGATATGGAAAAGGATTACCAGATAGTGCTTTTGAATCTGATTTTGCATCATTTAAAACTTCTGCTGATGAATGTGATATTGAAGTTGTACCAAGAACAGAAACAGTTACACCTGTTGCTGGTTTAAAAAGACAAGACTTTAGTGGATACTATAATGACCAACCTAGTTTTTTTGTTAATAAATTTCCAACTTCAGATACCTCAATAACAAATATTAGTGGTATTACTACAGAACCATTTACATCTGATAGATATTTTGGATATATTAATCCAACATCAACAACTACTTATGAATTTAAAACAACTTCAGATGATGCTTCTCACGTTTATATTGGAGATGTAGATCAAACTGTAGATAGTTTATTTAAAGAAGTAGAAGCTAATAGAGTTGCAAAACTTGTAGTTAACAATGGTGGTTGGCATGGAACAGCTACACAAATTGGAAGTAAAAGTTTAACAAGTGGTCAAAGATACCCTATTATTATTTATTATGGTAACGCACCAACTGGAACAACTATGACTTTTGAATGGAGAGAAAGTGGTGGAAGTTATAGTACAAATTTATCAGGAATATTTACTAATGGAGAAGAAATAACAGATGTAGTTCCAACTGTTATTAAATTTGAATCTAATGCTGTTTTAGATACTGACCAAAAGGTAATAGATAATGTAAAAAAACTCTTAAATCCTATGAGGGCTTTATTTACTTATACTGATGGAATTTATAAATTAAAAATAGAAGGCACAGGGTCAATAGTTAAAACTATTACTAAAGATCATGTTATTGGTGGTGCTAAAGTTTTAGGAGAAAGAAAAAATAATAAATACAATCGTGTAATTGGAACATTTAATAATCCTTATAAAAACTGGCAACAAGATACTGTAAGTTTTCCACCAGCAGATGATACTAATGTTGAAACTGATTTTAAATTTGCAAAAATGTTAGCACAAGATAATAACACAGTATTAGAAGGTAATTTCCAATTTCCAAATGTAACTTCACAATATAATGCTGAAGCACTATGCGAGGTTATTTTAAGAAGATCAAGAAACCAATTACAAATACAATTAACATTAACATCAGAATTTTTAGAACTAGAAATTGGCGACATTGTAGGCATTACATATCCAAGTGGTGGTTTTGATAATAAACCTTTTAGAGTTTTAGGTTTAGAAATAAATGAAGATTTAACAGTTAATGTTCAGCTATATGAACATCAAGATAATTTTTATACATTTAATGAAAAGAATCCTATTGCAACAATTCCTGATACTATTTTACCTAATCCATTTAGTGTAGAAAAACCATCATTAATAGTAACAGATGAATTGTTTGAACTTTTTGATGGTTCGGTAGTTTCTAAATTAATTGTTAATATTGTTAGCACAGATAGTTTCGTAAATGAATTTGAAGTTGAATACAAAGAATCTGGTACAACTGATTATAGATTGATGCGTAGAGGTTCAAATAAAATTATAGAAAAATATCCTGTTAAAGAAGGAACTACTTATGATATTCGAGCAAGAGCCATTAACTCATTAGGTGTTAGTTCTGCATATGAAACAACACAGCATGAAGTTAACTCTGCGTTCGACCCACCACAAGATGTGCAAAATTATTCTATAGATGTAGTTGGCGATAAACTTCATCATACTTTTGACCCTGTAACTAATTTAGATTTGGATTATTACGAAATCAGATATAGTTCTGATACAACAAAAACAAACTATGCAGATACAGTTGTTCTAGTTCCAAGAATAGGAAGACCAGCAACTTCTGTTGTAACACCTTATGTTGCTAAAGGTAAATTTTTTATAAAAGCTGTAGATAAATTTGGAATCAGATCAACTAATTATGCAAGTCAAGTTATTAGTACACAAGTATTTGGAGATAGAATTGAAACAGTACAAACTTTAACTGAAGACCCTAATTTTACTGGAACTAAATCTAATGTAGTTAAAGTAGATAGTAATATTCAATTAGATACATCAATTAACTTTGATGACTTATCTGGGGACTTTGATGATGGAGTAGGTTTCTTTGATGGGGGTGCTGGTAATATAGTTTCATCTGGTACATATGATTTTGCAAACTCATTTGATTTTACTAATGTTTTAAAATTTACAGTTTTAATAAATGATTTAATTGTTAATAACATTAACTTCGTAGATAACTTTGATTCAGCTTCAGGATTGTTTGATGAAAGACAGGGTTTATTTGATGGTGGAGAAAATGCTTCAGTAGATACAAATGCTATTCTTCAAATATCCACTTCTCAAAATGCTGTAGATTATACTGCATACCAAGATTTTAAAGCTGGAGATTATGTGGCAAGAGCAGTTAAATTTAGATTAAAACTTACATCTACAAATACACAAGAAAGCCCACAAGTTTCTGCATTATCACTAAAATTAAATTTACCAAAAAGAACTGAAACTGGAGATAATATATCTAGTGGAACTGATGTTGCTGGTAAGGTTATAACCTTTGGTTCGCCATTCTACCAAACACCATCTTTAACTGTTATAGGTCAAAACATGGCAACTGGAGATTACTTCACAATTAACTCAAAATCGACTAGCAACTTTAATATTGAATTTTTTGATAGTGGTGGTAATACTATCGACAGGACTTTCGATTACCAAGCAATCGGAATTGGACAACAACAATAATTATGATATAAGATTAATTTTATGGCACAGCACGATTATATAATTTCAAATCAAACTTTTCCAAATACAAGGGCTGATATTAATAACGTATTATCAGCAATAGCATCAAATAACTCTGGCACATCAGCACCGACAACTCAATATGCAGGACAATTTTGGCTGGACACAACCTCATCTAACTGGGTACTTTATATACATGATGGGTCAGATGATATTCAATTTGCAACAATAGATACTTCTGCAAATACAGTTAATTTTATAGATTCAGCTTTAGATGTT